CTCGTATTCCCAGCCGGATTCACGACCCTTAGGCGCGAGGTTGGCGCTGGTGGCATTGACCTGCAAGCGAACACCGCAAACAGTCAGGCCGTAGGGTTGCGCACGAGGGTTGCCGGGCGTTACCGGGATTTGGACATTGAAGACTTGGGATGTGTTGAAACCGCCAGAGCTTTCGATGACGCGGATCGACTGGAAGCTCCAAGCGCGGAAGCCAGGGAAATATGGGTGTGTCGCGGGGTATGTCTCATTTACGACGCCGGTAAATTCAAGCGTGATGGTGCGACCATCGCCAAGATTTACGTTTCTTGTGTATGTACGAACAAGACCGTATTGCGACGCCTGTCCAAACATTTCGTAATAGGTGGCACCAGCGCGGCCAACACTTGCCGAGTCAGGCAACCAGTCAAAGAACGAAACAGCAGTGGCAGTAACTGTTGCGTCTTCGATGTCTGGAATGAAGCTATCGATCTCAATCGCACTAGGGATTGTTGCGCCTAGGCGTTCTTCTGTGACGCGGGCTGCTGTCGCCATTTGGCGGTTGAATTTGATTGACTTCGCAAGGCTGTACCTGCCAGTTGTGTTTAGCGAGAACGTGCCATACGCAGTGGAATAGACGCCGCCGATTGGATCACCGTTTTTGGCGTCGAGTACCAGCACGCGGAAGTCGTCTGGAAAACGGCGGGCAATGTCGGCACCGCTGTTAGGAATAAAGCGATACTCAAACTGGCGTTGTTCTGGGTGGGTCAGCCGCAGGTAATTGAACTGATCCTGTGGTGTTTGGCCGCTGATGCAGAAGGTTTGCCCCAGGGGTACCCAAGCGTATTCATTGCCTTGGGCGTCAGTGCCAGCAGGGCGAAGGAACACCGAGAACGCCGTTGTGCGGCGCATGTAAATGTTCATCGTGCCGCTTTGGATCGACACGCGATTGCGCTCGGCTTCTTTCAGGTCCGCTGGGCTCGGCAATGAGCCAAAGTTGCAAAGACCGTTTGCCTTTTGCCAGACCTGACTACGAATGCCGATCTCGGTTACATCACAGGCGCGGGTATTGCGCACCACGCCCAAGGCAACGCGCAGGAGTGGGTAGAAGTTTGCGCCAGCGCTAAGTCCTAGACCATTGCGAGCATCTGTTTCGCCATTGTCGTCATTGCGGATGCCACGATCAATCATCTCATCGTTGACCAGGCCAATAGATGCGCTGTCTGCACCACCGCCGAAAATTTCTACGCAACGCAGTTTGATTTCTTGTGCAGCGGTGCCGTCGTAAATCGGTATTGCGCGATCAGTGACGACCCATGTCGTCCGCCCGATCATGAAGGTTTCGCCTTTTTGTAATGCGTCATCGGCAGCCTCTTGGCCATCAAGAATTTCTGAGTTGATGTCATCAACTTGTGTGTTCTTGGTGTCTTTGAACCAGTAACGCTCGCGGTTAATTTTGCCAGGTCTAATAGTAAATACCGCTTCATCGCCAACGCTGACTTGGCGCACTTCAGTGCGGGCATTTGCTGGCACGCGATTGACGGAGGTAATTCCCATCCTGCGTCCGTAGTTGCGCCCCACGCCCTTCTGGCCTTCTTTAATGATTTGAACCCAACGTGGATCACCAGCCGCATCGGTGGTGGGCTCAATGCCGTAATCACCAGCAATTTTGATGCGCTCTAGCAGCAAAGCCCGACCCGGGTCATTGTCAGAGCTGTCAATCGCGTTGAGCTGTCCGTTGTTTTCTAGACGCGGAATTGCAACGACTCTCCAGTTGACCCGGTAGTTGGTGGCATTGGCAATGCCGGAGTAAACGCCAAACTGTGTGCTACTGCTAGGTGTATAGGCTTGGCAAAATCCTGTATCTGACGCAGACGAACGAGTTGGGCAGAGGTAAATATCGTCGTCGGTTTGAATATCACCAGCGTCTGGTTTGGCGCGTGTACCAAACAACAAATTTTGTGCTTTGACGCGAAATACTGTGTTGCTGTTGCGCTTCCAGTAGAAGGCAAAGTTGTGGCTATAAATTGCGTCTAGTGGAGTATTGCCAAGGAAAATACCGTTCAGGTCTGGCGCTGTGATGCCACCACCTAGGCCCTGTTCACCGACAACCAACAGCAGCTTTACGGATTGCTGGGAGCCAAGGCTGAAAGCACGGGACCAGACAAGCCGTGGGGCGACAAGCATTCCACCGGTGGCGCCGGTGTATTTGCCAAAGATGACGGGGATCGGGTCGCCGTAAGTAGCAAGGTCGGCAATCGAATCAAAACCACTGGTGGCAAGGAAGCGATCACCACCACGGCGGCTGCGTAACTGGCGCTGGCGGACTTGGCCGACTTCCGATGGGGCCTTTGGTTTTGGGGTCAGTAAATAGCTAACCGCCGAAAGTGCTACCCCAACAGCAAGGTTGATAAGTACAGCTGTTAACGTTGCCGGTTCGTTTCGTATATCAGGTATGTTGTTGTATGCGGCGGGGCGTACTTGACTGCGATACAGCGCTTCATTTACAAATTTTTGGTAATCTTCTTCGCTACAACCAAGCGCTTCAATTAGTTGTTTTTCGTACGGAAGCAGCGGTAGTCGCTTAACTGCTCCAAGGGACACCACATCACCTTCGCCGTTACCGTGTTGATGTAGAGAACGCCCTGCAGCCATACGACGGCAAATGCCCAAGGATCCTGGGCTACTAGCAACACATCCCCATCGTACTCAGCTCGGTCAACACGTCTGCCCCACGAAAGCAAATCCCGCGCAATCGTCCGAGCTGATGCCGCATACCAGTCCTCCCTAAACGTTGGCGCTTCAATGCCGAGGCGTTCCAGCACCGTATATACAAGGTGGATACAGTCGATTTCGCCGTCGCTTCCGTCCGCACCAAGGCGATACCGCAGACCGACTAGATCAGCGCAGTCGCACATTGGCGGATGTGGGGATGTTGCCAATCAAGCCTTGGGTAAGGCGGCGTAACGGGACATCAGCTCCAACAGCATCAAGAATTGTGTTGAGGCTTAGCGTCAGGCTGGTTTCATCCCATTGGCCGGCGGCAATCTGCCCGTTGTACTGGTGCATCAGGATGCCGGTGGTGCGGTCGTCTGGGTTGAGCGCCATCACGTACACACGCGCCAGCCAGCGTTCTGTAATGGCCGGCAATGCCCAGGCCCGGCTTAACTCGTTGTTTGGGAAGACAAGGCTGGCCTCAGTGTTGTCGCCGTTACGGTTGACGCTGACGCCACTAAATCCGAAGGGCAGGAAGGCGTAGTTGCTGCCGTCGTAGGCCGCGTTGGCGCCGATGAAAAAGTTCTGGAAGTAGTAGTTGGTGGTGTCGTCAGGCTTATTGAGCCGCAGGTAGTTGCCGAGTGCAATGTCCACTAAATTCCCACCCGCCTTCTGGCACTAGGAGACTGTTGTAGCCGGCGCAGTGCCAGCTGTTGGCCGCGTTCTGCACCTTGGCTGGCGGCTTGACGCATACCGGCCTGGAACTGATCGGCGGTCACGTAGTCCACGGAGTTGATGCGCTCCACGGTGTACCGAACGTCAATTGGTGCTGCAGTCATTGTGCCGCCTGCGCCTGCGCCGTCACTAGAGCCGGATGAGATAACACTGGAACCACGAGCACCAGCGGCATAGCGCGTCATGGCGGAACGCATCTTGCTGGCAGGAATGACGTATTCGGATTCACCACCTTCCCCGATTAGAGCACGAGTAGGACCAGTAACAAAACCGCCTTCTGCAAAGCCTACGGAAGGGGCAAAAGGTACAGAACCTGGCGCGCCTCCCCCAGGTCCTAATGGATACTGCCTTATTCCAGAAACAAGACTGCCCGAATCACCGCCAGACGAAGAACCACTTAAACCAGCAAAAAGACGAGCAATTCCAATTGCGGTGTACGTGGCAATCATTTGAGAAGCTGCGTCTAAAAGTGTGGCTCCAATACTTCCTAAGAAATCTGCAAATACTTGTTTGGCTGTTGTTGTACCTTTAATTAGTTCTGCAATACCTGTAGTCATGGCTGTACCAAAAGCGGTACCGATACCCATAATGCTTGTTTCCAAAGTCTGAGCTTGTAATTCTGCTAGTTGTAGTTCTTGCGTAAGTTTCGCTATTTCAGTGGCACGAGCTACTGATTTACCTGCCGCTATCTGCTGCTCAAAGGCCGCGCCTGCCGGACCAATGAAACCGGCATTAAGACCAGTGCCAGTACTTGTTATTTGTTTTTGGAGTGTGACAATTTCTTCCACGTCTTTACGTTGGTTGGCGAGTTCAAGTAACTGTTTATATTTTTCTACCTGATCGTTAGTTAAGTAACTTTGATCACGCTTCAAATCAAGTAGTTTTTGCTCTATAATAGCTTGATCTTCTGTATTTGTAATACGTGCATTAGTCAGCTGTATCTCGTACTCTACGCCTCTAAGTACTGAAGCATAGCTGTCGGCTCTACGTTTTTCTTCCTCCCGAATTTTGTCTAGTCGCTCTTTTTCTACTATGGCAGCTCTAGCCGCAGCTATTTTATTTACCGCAATTTTTTCCGTTTGATAGTTCATATCTCTAAGTTGTTTTACTCTATCCCTTTCAATATCTGCTAGAATTTTTTCTGCCTCTACATCTATAGCTCTAAGAGTACGGTTCTGGAAACGTAAGTCCCTAATGCGGTCTTCCGCGTCACCAATAGCAATAATTGCTGCTAAATCTGCCTGTAAATCTGCAGTACGGTCTTCTGGTGGTTTAGGTCCGGTTCGTGTTCGTTTTGTAGTAAATTGCTCGTTAAGTCTGGCAACTTCAGATAAAAATTTACGTGTATCTTGCAAAGCTTTATCTTGGGCTTTTTTACGATCCTGTGCTTCTTTACGAATCTGGTCTACTCGAGCGTTACTTCCCAAAGTCTTTGGGTCTGTCGGTAAAGCGCGCCTTCCCGCTTCAATGTTAAACACGTCTAAAGCAGCTGCAGCTAGTCTTTCGTACCAACGAACTTCTTCTGCGCGTTTGATTAGTTGTTTTTCTTGTAGTGCAAATAATTGTTGCTGTAAAAATACATTGGCGGATGCAGATCCGTTAAGCTCTAGTTGTTTTAGAGCTTCTTTAGCTTGACTGTCGGTAATATTATCCCGTAATTTTACAATCGCTTCTAGCGTTGATTTATTATCGATAGCTGCGGCTAAAGCGTTAAAAGCTTCTTCCCCTCCAGCTGCTCCAAAGCTAGTAGCAAGCGCTTCTCGTACATTGGCAGAAGAGAATTCAGAAAAAGCAGATACTAGCTTTAGGGCTTCGTCTTTGGCTATCCCTAATTGAGAAGCGAGTTTAGAAATATCAGCGGCGGTTGTTTGTGATGATGATCCTGTAGTAGTTAAATTAGAGTTTAACGTTTTAAGCTCTGAGTTTAATTTTTGCGCATCATCTATAGCTTGTCCAATAGCCGTGCCAACCAAAGAAAGACCAAAACCGAGCGTACCCCCAAAAGCTCCGCCTAAAGCACCGCCTAATCCACCACCTATTGCCGCACCAGCTCCTTGACCAAAGAGTAAAGGAAATGCTCCGCCTATAACTGCGTTGCTTGCTGCACTACCTAATCTTTTTCGTCCTGCTAAAGCAGTTTGTTTTTGTTGTTCGGCTGTAATTTTTTGTTGCTCAGCCCTAATTTTTTGTTCTGCGGCTAATTCTTGTTGCTTTAACTCCAGGCGCCTAGCAATTACTCCGCTTATGTAGTTTTCTGCTACAGCTCTATCTTTTACGGATTTTATAGCTGCTTGCGCTTCTGCTCTACGCATTTCACTGACGCGCTTTTCTACAGCAAAAGCAGCTGCTTGCGCACTAGCTCCTGTTACTCCTGAGCCGCCTGGCCCCATAGGGACTGCAGATGCGGCTCCTGCAATAGTTCTGCGTACTACAACTGATTGTTTGTTTACTTGGTCAATAGTTTTAGATACTTGAGTAAGTTTATTTTGCAGTTCGTCTAAGTACCGTATGCCGCGTACGCCGATTTCAATATCAGCTCTGTAGGCCACGGCGCTTCGTCACACTCTGGTACTTCAGTTTACGGTGTAAAAAGCCGCCGGGTTAACGGCGGCGTTTGGCCTTTTCCATTTCCTTTTGTTGGTCTTCGTTCAGGATTTGGAAGTAAGCGCTCCAGCCAAGCAATTCCTCGGCGGTCATGGTGGCGCGAACTTCGCTAAGGGACATACCAAGCTCTTTGGCTACTCCGAATTGGAGCATGAGCCAGTTGTCCTTGCGGAGTTCGGCGCTCAGGCTTTTGGGTCGATTGGCTCGGCGTCGTCGGTCAGAATCGCCAGCATCAGGGCTTGCAGGTCTTTGTCCTTGACTTCGTTTTTGAGGACATCCATTTCGCCGACGCTGAAAAGCTTGGTGCCGGATTCGTCGAGCGCTTTGGCGATCAGCAGTTGTAGTGCGAAAGCGTTGGCGTCGTCGGATTTGGCTTGCTTTTGGGCGCGTTCGCGCTCGGCCATTGTCAGTGGAGCCACCCACATTTCAAATGTGCTGCCATCAGAGAGTTCGACTACTTTTTTAGCCGGCTCCAGATTGGCTGCTTTACGCAGGCGATCGATTGCGCGGACTGGAATTGAGGCAGGCATAAAGTCCTGTTTGTTTGGGTCTACTGTAGCGGACTAGACATAAAAAACCCCGGCTTGGCGGCCGGGGTCACTGAACCTTGCTGCTCAAGCAGCGTATCAGGATTTAGCCCAGTCGAACGTGGGGGTTGCGGCAGGGCGGAAGTTGACGGTCACCGATTGGGCGTCGTCAGGGTTGATGTTCAGGCTGGCAGAAGTCAGCACAGCATCAAAGCTGATCGAGCGGCTAAGGGTTTCGCTCAGGGTGCCACCGCTGAAAACGCGGTCGGTGTAGAGCTTAAAGGCGGCGCCGTTTTGCTGGCGCTGCAGCACGTCTTCGATCATCCGGTTGGACAGGGCGGCGTCTTCGTCGGTCATGTAGACCGTGGCGGTGCCGGTGCCATCGCCAAAGCCGCTGATGTAGGTGCGGAAGGGCACGTACTGACCAGGGGTTTGACCGATGGTGGTTACGTCGATTTCAGCGCGGCTAATTTCAAAACTCCAATCGCGGACTTGACCGACAACAGCGAAGTCGGCGTAGTACACCTCAAACTCGTTGGGGGCAACAGCTGTGCCGTCATCGGTGATGGCCAGAATGGTGCCACCAGCAGAAGTTGACACGGTTAGGGCGCCGGTAGCCGCGGTGTAGCTCAGCACGTAATACGTGGTGGCATCCGAAATAGGTGCAGGCAGAGTGCCAGTGCCGGAACCGCCGGTCTGGCTGTTCACGACGCGGAACTTCACCGGATCGCCGACTTTGAAGTTCAGGTAAGGGGCAACCGTGATTACATCGGTGCCGGCATTGACGCCGGATTCGCCGAAGTTGCCGGTGGTGCCGGCGGGTTTGTAGTAGAGAGCGCCGGACGTGCCGGACAGAACGGTGGTGGCCATAGGGCGTACCAAGTGAACGTTGTTGGGCGGGCACTGCCCGGCTTAATACAGGTTAGCGCCTGTATGTAAGCACCATCTACGACAACACAGTTGCAACGTAGGAGGTGTCAATCCGCCCCACAAAATGCGGAGCTTCTTCTGTTGATGAAAATGTAGGTCCATTTATTTCTCCTACGCGGAAAAATACACCGCTATTTGTTTTTGCTGTGTTGTTTAGTGTTTCTAGTACGCCGACGGCCGTGGTTAACAAAGTTTGGTTGCGGGCTGGGCCTTTGCCTTTTTCCGTGAAAATACGGATAACAATCGCGCCACGAGCGTTGTCAACGCTGCTGGTAAGCGTGGGTTCGTTGGTAATACCGAAAGTAACATTGACGCGAACGTATTCAGTGGTCGTATTGGGTGGGACTGCTGTGATGTTGTCGAAGTACACAGGTACTGCTGGTGCCAGTGCACCAAAAGCAGTAAGCAGCGGATTCTCGACGGCGGCGCGGATGGCTTGGTAGTTCATTGTGCTCTGTACACGATGGCACTGAGTTGTGTTTTTATTATGCGTGGTATATAACCACCACTTAGGTAATCGCTATACCAATCTAAAGCGGCTGTACGGCTGGACAATCCAGGGCCTCCTGTGCCAGCGGCACCTCGGCGAGAGCTAAATGATCGTCCTTGTGTAAATTCTTCGTACTTACTAAGACCAAGTGCTGTTAAGGGTTCGGGTGTAATATGCTCAAATTGACCTTCAATTTTGTCTAAAGCTAAGTCTTTGTAAGGTTGTGGAGATATATTAGTTATACGAAATACTACCTCTGCGTTACCTGTAAATTTACGCAGACTAGGTGCTGCTTTGGGGAAAAGTACAGCTAGTGGTTCGCCTTGCGCACGATTACCGCTTACCGCTATATTACCTTCTGCTAGTTCCCACGAGTTAGAAAAACGGCCAGTCCAGCTAGGCCCACGTTGTTGGAGTTCAGCAATAACTTCTTGCCCAGTTGTTTTTACTGCGTTGTACACAGAAGCAAAAAATTTTTTGTCAATATCCTCAATTAAAGCATTAAATGTAGCCATTATTGGGGCCTCGCGATTAGAGAGTGGTAAACCGGGTTATCGCCGCGATAGGTGGTGATGGAGATGATCTTGGCTTCGCGGGTTGCTCCAGCCTGCTGATACTGGATGCGGTCGGCTTCGGTTGGGTAGTAAGTACCAAGCTCGCTAACGCCGATGATGACCTTGAGGTCAGTTGTTTGATACAAACCTTCAGATTCACGGGGGCTTACGCGGGTGATCACGGCTTTGACCGTGACGGTAATGTCGGATCCAGTGACGGCGCCAGTGGTTGGGTTGTAGGTGCGAGGGGTGCTGGTTTTGATGTACGTGATGTTTTGACCCCAGTCCGCAAGCAGTGAAGTGGGAATTGGAGCAAAAGTAGTGTCAATTAGGCCCATATCAACCTCGGCGCAGGCGGACTGCGTAGTTTGTGGCGCCACCCATGCAATAGGGGCCGAGGTAGGTCTGCAACCAAGGGTAAAGGTCGAAGACGTTGTTGACCATGCCGGGCGTGGTTGAACTGGCTTTGTACTTGACCTTCAGTTCGCCCAGTTCCACTTGGTCGTAAAGGCCGGTGGTGCCAGTGCTGCCTGTGATGGAGTCGGTGTCGTTGGCAAATGCTCGTGCCAGTTCGTAAGTGGCGACCTTAATGTCAGTAGGAATTAGCGTGCAGACCAGTTCAAGACCGTCAACTTCGTAGTTTTCGCGGGGCCACTTCAGTGCCTGCGTGGTTGTGCAGCGGTCGCCGTAGAAACTAAGGGCGTCGATCCAGCGCGTAGCGGAGATTAGGGCGCGGTTTTTTTGGTCGGTGGTCTTGTCGGTCCAGGTCGAAGAGTCCGGGACGGTCTCAAAATAGGTATCGGCAGCTGCAAGCGTCACATACGAGTTGGCCGAAGCCCCGCTCACAGTGGCGTCAATAACAGCGGGCACAGCTAATACATCCTTTGTTTGAGTCTAGCGCCAGCACGTTGTTTTCTTTGTTTTGGCGGTGGGGTAAGTAGTGATGAGTGGTAGACAGTAGCGCCAGTCATTTCCAGTTCGGCTTGGGCTTCTAGGTGTTGGCCGTAAGGAACATCGATAAAGCTACGAGAGTTATCCTGTAGTACGAAGAGACGCACTGTACTCATGCCTGCTCGCAAAGCTGCTGACAGCCTAGAAGTAAAGGAAAAAGCTGCACCATCCGCCCTGCCCGGTAATGCCGTGCGGTCGCTGGAACCTGTGGCAGAAGCAATCCGTGAAATGTTTGCTGCTGGTAAAGATGCAGAGACGATCCAGCAGGAGCTTGCGGTAAGTCCGCATGTGTTTCGTGAGTTGCTCAGTCACTCTTACAAAATGGTGGGTCGTGCTCCGGAGATTTTTGAGTATCAGGAGCGCGTGCGGGTTGGTGAGCTTGCAGGTTGAGTAGATAAAAGAAAAGGCCCCCGGTTGTGGGGGCCTTTTTAGTGCTGTACTGATGAATCAGTAAGCGGTGGTGTCAAAGGGAGTATTCACGAGCAGGCGGCACAGGGGCACTTGCTTGGCAGCGCTGTAGACCAAGGCCCAGCTAGCGGTATCGGCCAAGTTGCCGGTGGTGGCAGCGTTGGTGGGGTTGTCACCAGCCACGTTCCACTTGGTGCCGGTCACGTGATAACCGTAGTGGTAATCAACGGCCAGGATGTCCTGCATGGACAGGATGTTCCGGTCGGCAGCAAGGCGCAGATCCTGCTGAATACCTTCGGAAACGACTCCGCTCTGGAACAGATAGACCGGATACTTCACCGCGTGGGTGGAAGTACCACCGGTCAGGTAGGTCAGCTGGTCGTCGATCACCACGCGGAGACCGGCGAAGAAGGGCACTTCGGTTTGGGTCACGCCCACACCGCCGCCGCCCCACACCACAGCGCCGCTAGCGGCAAGCGCGGAGGTGCTGAAGGTCAGCATCCCGACTTGCTGCAGGTAGTACGCCACGTTGGAGTGCATGGCGATGGCGTCGAGGTTGTCGCCACGCTCACCCAGCTTGGCCTTGGCGGCCACAACGTTGGCAACGTTCAGGAAGTTTGCCTCGGTCATGGAACCGGGCACACCAGCAAACGTTTTGTTGGTTTGGTTGCCGCCGAGTACACCAGCGCCGCTAATTCCGCCGAACAAACCAAGCAGTTGAGCGCTCAAAGTAGCGGTCTTAAGCTTGTTGATTGCAGCGGTAAGTTGGTTGCGAACGTGGCTTAAAGGGTCAGCTCCAGAGCCGAGTTTGCTCAGGTCGTCTGCCGCGTAAGCGAAGCCACGGTGCAGAATCGTCATGATCTGCTCGTCGGCAGTGACGTTCTGGGCGGTCAGATAACCCAGGCCGCCGTTCCAGCTGGAAGTGGAAAGGATCTGGGTTTCAGTTGGGGCGATGGGGTCGAAGAAAGGCACGCGCACGCGGGTGCCGCCAGCGCGGGCGTCCAGGGCGGCGTTGCGCTGGATGATGCCGCTTTGAACCCACTTCGACTGCTCGAAGATTCCTTCAGCCGTGTATTGAAGAAATTCCGGGCGAGTAACAAGGTTCGAAAGAAACGTTCCAGCAAAGTTGCTGTTAGAGGCAGACATTGGGTAGCTCCAGTGGAGTCATGGTTGGGGAGGTTGCCCCACAGGGGCTAGATTCCGGCCTCTGCTTTAAGCAGCCTGGCTTTGTCGGGGTCGCTGTTCAACATCATCATTTGTTGAGTGACGTTCCAGCTGTCCTTGGACCAGGGGTTGGTTTGGCCGGGGAGGGCGGTGGAACGGGCACTACCCGTTACGCCCATGCCGGCGCGGTTCGTGGCGGCAAAATGATGCTCGTAACCGCTGCCGGGATTTTTAAGGTTGGCGATATACTCGCCGATCGGAATTTCCACGCCGCCGACATAAGCCACAGGCTGTCCTTCTTTGGCGCGAAGATTCTCCTGCACTAAACGATACAGCTGATCCGGTGCTAGTGCACCAGCGGAAGAGAGTTGGCCGATTGCACTGGCGCGTAGTTGTTCCTGGGTGTAGCCCTGTTTGATTTGTTCTACTTCGGATTCTTTGGTGGCAAGTTGTTGTTTAAGTTGGGCAACTGTTTCTTGCGCTTGTTCCCAAAGAGTTTTGAACTCGCCAGACTCGGCCAGTTTTGTTGTGTTGGCCGCTTCTTGGGCTACACGTAGGTCTTCCAGCTGCTTTTGCAGGGTTTCGCGGTTTTCGCGGTCCTTGCGGCGCTCGGCGATCAATTCTTGGTTTTTCGCACGAAGCGCTTCCAGTTGGGCGGCCAGATCGGAGCTTTCAACCACAGGTTGAGGGGCAGCAGGCTCCACAGGAGTGACTGCTGCTTGCTGTTCTTCGGGCACGGTTGTGTATTACTTGGACGTTTCTAGATTAGCAGTTAAGAATTAAGGGTTTCTTCGCGCTCTTCCATGTCTTCGTCGCCGCTATTCTCTGCGGCTTCGGGCAGTGCCAATGCGTTTTCCGTGGATGCTTCGAGTTCGTCTTCGATGTTGATGTTGTCAGGGAGAACTTCGCCGCGGCGTAGGACTTCCAGCAGCATTGCGTCGCTGATTTTGCCCATTTGGTTGAGTTGTGCCAGGACGGATACGTCTTGGCCGATCAGGCGGTAGTAGTCGAAGTCGCGGTCGATGGTGATTTCAGGGGGTTCCATGCCCACGTATTGGGCGGCGAAGGCAAAGGCTTGGTTGAGGGCGCTCTCCAGTTCTTGGCTGATGATCGAGAGCACGCTGTTGCTTTGGGCTTGGTCGATGCGCTTTGCCTCTGCGGATTCGGCGACGAACTTTTGGCCGAAGAGTTTGGTCACGCCAAGCGTGGACATCTGGCTTTCCAGGGATTGGAGTTCAGCCATTTGGGCGTCGAAGCTGGTGGCGTCCGCTTGCACGTAGTAAGCCTTGTTGCCTGGTTGCATGGCGATGGCATAGTTGACGCCCATCGTTGCGGAACCGGTTGTGTCGTCCCAGCCCTCTAAGACAAGGGTGGGCATTGCGGCGATGTGCAGCGCGTGGATTAGGTCTGCCTGGCGTTGGTAGTGCGTGATGTTCAGGTTGGCGATGTCCAGTAGTGGGGGTTGGGATACCAGCAGGCCGCGGCGGTTGCTGTAGATGGGTACCAGCGGGATTTCGTCCAGGCTGTAACCGCCACTGGCGGTGAACTCCACCAGTTCTTGGCCGAGGGTGTAGAGGTCGTAGCGGCCGGGATAGATGACCCGCATTTCTTCGACTTGTTCTTCGCCGAACTCGTTCAGTGGGCGAACGTCGTAGTCGTGGATGCGGACTTGTAGTAGGCGGTTGGTGCCGGGTTCTTTGCGCCAGCCCCAGATTTGGGGGGCGTCGACGTGGACGAAATAGGGGCGGCGGCCCATTGCGCGTTCTTCTGCAAGATTTCGCGCTCCCATTGCTGCGGGGTAGTCCACCAAAATGGCGCTGTGGCCGTAGGTAAGGCTGCTGACGAGGGCGCGGCGGGCGTATTCATTGATGTTGGAGCCAAGGCCGTCGATGTTTTGGGCGATCCCCAGCCAGTACGGGTCGCCTTCGATGTGGATGGGCTTGCGCAGGATTGCGCCAGCAGCGGTTTCGATGAGGCGGCTGGTGTAAGGGCTGAGGACGCTGCGGTCGACGCGGGTTTCGTAGGCGTCGTCGTCTTCACGCGGTTCTTGCGGGAGATACGTCTCGCTCATGTCCCGCAGGTAGTTCGTGCCGTTGGTGACGGCAGCCATTACGCTCCAGTCCGGCATCATGCCGATGACTTCGAGGCTGCGGACGAAGGGGGATTCGCTGACTACAGCTCCAGTTGGGGGCACGTTGGCGCTGTAGACCACGGCTAGGCTCCTACTTTGTACTTATTTTGGCAGAGAGTCACCACTTGGTTTTGTTTGCCCAGTAGGCGGCTGACATTTTGCCCTTGGAGATATTCTCTGCGTGGCGTGCTTTGAAGGCTTCGCGGCGTTTTTTATCTGCGGCAGATTCACCTTCGCGTTTAGGTGATCCAGAGACACCTTGTTGGCCGAAGCGAATCAGTTTTATTTGGTCGCCTTGTTTTGCAAGTACGGCGTGTGATTTGTTCGGGTGGTTGGGTGTGCGCTTGGGCTTGTTGTAGCCTGCAAATTTTTCGCCGCGGTATTCAATCATCGTCGTCTTCCTCGTCGTCGGGGTCAGTAATAGGTACCAGCACTTCGATGCCTTGGGTCAGCATTGTGACAAATCCGCCGATTATTTCCGGGTTTTGAGGTGTTTTGAATACGAAGGTGGCGTGGGTGAGGCCGTCCTCGGCGTCAATTTCGATGTGGACGCAGCCGCCGTTAACGGTTTGGATTGCCATTAGCCGTGATAAGCGACTGCAATGTGCGGAACAATAGTTGGGGTTCCAGAGCTGATGGAGTCGATGCGCATACGTATCTTGGCCGCTGGTTTGCCGTCGTAGAAGTAGACGTATTGGCCGTTGGAGTTGATGGTTTTGCCGTTGTCGATGGTGAACCAGTTGCCGTTGCCGTTGAAGCTGCACTCCAGGGCAAGTTGGACGTTGGCGCCGCCGGTTACTGTTGCGGCAAATGTATAGCTGGAGGATTGGGCTGGGACTTCCATCCAGTCATTCACGGCAGTCATGTTGGCGCCGGTAAATTCAACGATGTTGGTGAAGTAGTCCTTAGCGGTAATAGCGACGGCGGCCATGGTTTATTTCCGGGTTATTTGCGACCTTTAGGGCGCTTGGCGGTTTTGGCGGCTGCACGGAAGGCAGCGGCGGTGGGGGCACCTTTTGTGCCGGGTTTGCGCATCTTTTCGCCGCTGCCGGCTGCGATGCGCTTGCGTTTTGCAGCGATGTTGCTGTAAAGGCCGCGTTTTGCCATTACTTTTTGCCCTTTTTCTTGGGTTTTGCCATGCCAGCTTCGCTCATGGCGATGGCGATGGCCTGTTTGCGGGATTTCACCACGGGGCCTTTTTTGCTGCCTGAGTGCAGTTCGCCCTTGCCGTACTCGCGCATAACCTTGGCGACCTTTTTTTGGGCTTTTGTTGGTTTTTTGGCCACTATTTTTCCGCTGTTACCACACACGATAGGAGGTTTTGCCCAGGCTTTCTGGTTTGGCGAGGTTGAAGGTTTGGAGGCATAGGTAGCCCAGTGCGTCGAAGGCGTGGTCGACGCCTAGGTTTTTGTTGGGTAGGCCCGTTCCAGGTGCGTAGGTCAGGGTGCGGAGGGATTTGATTAGTTCTTTGCACTTGGGGTTGATGAAGAGGCGGCGGGTTCCAGATGCGTCCAGTAGGGCGGTGTTGACGCAGGTGATCTTGTCGCGGATTTTCCAAGGGTTGCGGGGGCTGGATACCGTGAAGCCGGATTTGCGCAGGATGTTGTGGTCGGTGGCTCCAACGCCGCTTGTTTTGCGGGCGCCACCTGTGGGGTCGGGGCAGGCAATAATGCGGCGTTCCACGCCGTAGCGGGTTTGGATTTCTTCGCAGAGGTCCCAGGTGGTGGCGCCGCCGGTCATGATGATTTCGTCGAAGACCCAGAGCACGTCGCCTTTTTTCACTGCGCAGACGGCGCTCATTGGGTCCACGTTGAAGTCAACGCCCAATAGGAGGGGTAGGACGGGGAGGTCTTGGACGGTTTTGTCGATGTTGTCGTCCGCGAAGCTCACGGCGACCAGGCCGCTTAGGTTTTCGAAGCTGGCCTCGAATTCTTGGCGGAAAGTGCGCGGATCCAGCTGGCCGCGGGCGGCTTCGATTTCGTCTGGTGGGACGTTGTCGCCGTCAATCGTCGTGAATTGCCACCGCTGCCAGTCGTTGTCGCCTTCCTCGCAATAGCACCAGAGGTCATAAAACCAGCTGGCGGTGCCGTCCGGGGTGGAAATGAATAGTGCCCAGCCTTGTTTGTCCGCCAAAGCGGGGCGGATCACCTCGAACCACACCTCGGCGTCCATAAATGCGGCTTCGTCAAGGACAACGCCCGCCAAACTGCGGCCGCGGAGGGCCATGGCGTTTTCGGTGCCCTTTAATTCGATGGTGGAGCCGTTCACCAGCTCAATCTTGAGGTCTGTTTCGTTCTTGGATTTGATCCAGGCTTTCGGGACGAGGCGTTTCATCACCTTCCAGGCAATGTCTTTTGCCATCCGGTATGTAGGGGCGGCATAGAAAAAGGTTTCGCCCGGCCTTTCGATCGCCCCACGCAATAACTCGATACATGACAGATAACTTTTGCCGAACCGTCGGCCTGCTACCAATACTCTGAAGCGTTTTCGGCTGGAAAATACTTGGCCCTGGGCGTAGCGAAGGGTGAGTGCTCCAGCAGAATCGGGCATTTTTAGCGGTAGGGGTACCTTCTAGGGTATTACAGGAATCGAACCCCTGCCCCGGTGTAGTACAGAAGAAAGAATTGAGAATGTGTCAGTAGGTTCCCTGGGTGGCGTCCCGCCCCACGCGATCGCGGACCCTGCCCCCTAGTACACGTGTATTGTGTTACAGTATGTTACGATTCTCGCGGTCCGGTGTACTGCTGTGCTATAGTACAGGCACGAGGGGAGCGGACCACTCGCAAAACTGAACCGCCGTGGAACGGGACACACGACACGTAGAAACCGAGTCCAACAAGGCCTGACTAAGCCTGGATGCGGGGTTGCCCCTCGCCTTTTTTGTGTCACGCCGCGAGCAGTCGTTGCACGGTGGAGCGGCTGCAGCCGAGGCGATCAGCGATGGCCTGTTGCGTCAGGCCGGCACGGCGCCAGCGTTTTGCGCGTTGTTGCCGGGATTCGCTGGCCCATGCCAACACGATGAGGGGAAGGAGAATCAGCGCCAGCAGGATCGCGGCGGCAGTGGTGACAGTTGCCATGGTGTGGCGTGTTGTTCGCTAGTATTGTAGCACAGCACAGCCGCGGGATGCGGCCATACTGTAATACTCTGTAATATCAGCAGAACTTATCGGCCGAGCACCAGGAGCCGGCATTCTGCCGTGGTGCGTCCGGCAGACTCACACTGTGCCAAGCGTTTCGAGTTATCGGCGCCCATAGCGAGCACCGCACAAGCGGTAAGCAGGGCGGCAAGGGTGAGTAGGCGGTCAGTCATGGGGAGTCTTGGTGTGACTTGACCCCATTGTTGCACACTATCGGCCAGGCGTCAAGGCAGCCGCTTGTCTTCAACCACGATCGAAAGCGAGGGAGTGCCCAGCGCAGCTTGCGTCTCAATTGCCGCCTCGCCTAGGTGAGCGCCAAGGTCTTTTAGTCCCAGCATGGCCACTTGCAAGTTGCCCTTGCTGATGGCTTTGTTGATCAGCCGTAGGCGCATACCTTGAAGACGCGAAAGCATGGCCTCACGATCTTTCTGCCAATCCTCTTCGTTCCACTTGCTGACCACACGCCAATCCATCCAAGCGGTCTTTTCGCTGATGCTTTCTCTAGAAGCGTGATCTAGAACCAGCTGTCGTGTCGTCAACCCTTCCAGTTGGCGTCGATACAAACGCCGCTGGCGTTCTTCAATAACCGCGTTCGGGTTCCGTTTGCCATAGCAACCCAGCGGATGTTTCGCCTTTTTATCCTCAATCTCCGCCGACACTTCCGGCGCTTCGTTGTTAGCTTCCGGATTGTCCGACATCGTTAGATTCTGCGGCCGTTTGGTTCAATCTTAGCGCCACCACTGCGCAACAATAAAAAATCACCGCCGAAGCGGTGCCGTGAGCCGAGCGCGAGCGAGGCTCAACAGAACGTGAACACGTAACCATCAGCGGTGCTGGCCTTGCTGATCAGCGCGTACGATGGCGCACCATTGAGACTGCTCAACTGCTGCATCCAGGCGACAGCCGCGGCTAAGTGATTCTGACCACTGGTCAGGGCATGGCGCCAGTTGTAAGCCTTGCTGCCCTTGCGGCTGCCAACAAACGAGACCAGCACGCGGGAACCTTTGGTATCGGTAGGTCCGGCGTAACGCGTCTCAACTGTCCAGCAATAGTTGGTAATGGCCTCAAGTTCGCGGATGTCCAGAACCGATAGTTCAGCGTCTGCCTGGAAGCTCCAGCCGTTACGCGTTGCGGGGGTGATGATCATGATGTGAGCCTTGGTAGGGTTTGCTCGTGTGAAACAGTACAGGATCGACGGCCGGCCGTCAAGCCAGTGTCGGCGCCAGGGAATCACGGGAACCATCCGGCCACGGGTAGGACTCGCGGCGCCATTCTTGATCGGGGGGCAGCAGTGCTAAACCCGTTAGCGCCGCCAAGTCTGAGCGGTCGATCCCGCGAGCGACCTTCTCAATCCGGATGTAGGCGCCGCAACTAAGATCTTCAACTACCCAGCCCTCGCCGCTCCACTCCAAACACACTTGGAATAATTCGCGTAGATCAGACTCCAGCTTGTCTTGAGGTAGCGAGTCCAGCCGATCATCAGCCCAGAACTTTGCAGTGCTAGGACCGTACTGATTCTGATCCAGAACCGTTTCGGGGCAGTACTGCGCCAGCTGATCCCGCACAAGATCGCGCCAGTCTGACGCGTAGCAGTCTTGCCAGGCCCGGTCGATCTCCTGTAGCTCCAGGGTGGAATGCTCCTCCTCGCTGATCAGCGGATAAGACTCCAGAGCTTCAACCGTTTCCAGCACGTCTGCCGGAACCCGCAAAAGGTCGAGCACGACGCCGCGGCCATTCCAGCCGTAACCGACTTCCAAGACCCCGCCGTAGGGGTCTGGAGTGCTGGCGGGATCTGTAAGCACGCGGAAATTAGCGAGTCCCACCAGTCCGGTGTTGCTGTAATCGCTGTAACCGCAGTAGGACGGCACGAAACCTAAGGAAACACTGCGCCAGTGCTCTGAAAGGCAGGTCTGTAGGTGTTCTTCAAAAGACTGGTGCCATTGGTGGCTGCAATCGGTTTGCGGTTCGCCGTCACGGATCAAAACCCAGTGCCCGGAACATACGGCAAGACGCTCAATACGCTCCAGCAGAGCGGGGCTGGCCTTGGGTGTTGTGGTTGCCATGGGAGGATTCCCCTTGGTGGACTCGCCCACAATACTACATCAGTGCCAGCTGGCAAGCCTCCCGATTCGTGGTACTGTTAGAGGGTAACCCTGACCCATAGGGAACCATGCGACCACTAGGACCGCTCCAACGGCACATGTTGGATTTCTGCCAAAAGTACCCAGGCCGCCACACAATCAGCCCGGATCGGCAGACACGCCGCGTAGCAGAATCGCTCCAACGCCGCGGACTACTGCACATTACGGATTGCGGCATGTCGACCGCCAATGGCCAGCCCGTATTGATGGTTTCTGCTGCGAATGGCGAGCGGAGCGAGCCATGAGCGGCGGCGAGTGGACGACACAGCGGGAGCGCAAGCAGCTTGCCCGTGATCAGCGCGAACAAGAACGCGAAATGACGCGCCAAGAGAAAAGGGCCCTACGTGATCTGCGCTACTGCGCAGAACGTTCCACGCTATCCGCGGTGGAGTGGCGGGACTTCTTGCGTTTGCACGAGCTTCATGGTAAGGAAGGGATCCGCGAACTGTTCGAGTCCCTCATCCCATACTGGAATCAGTGCCAGCTGCGCAATGGTGGCGATCAGTGCCCCAGTGAGCTTGTGCCCGTAGGTCTGAAATTAAGTGCACAAAATACGCGCACAACTCCGACCACGCGCAAGCCACCAGGAGCACCACGTAAACCACGCACGGACGCCGGTAAACCGCGGGCAACCTACAAACAACGCAAGCGCACCAACACAAAAGTGGCCCCAGCCACTGGGAGCTAGGTAATCTCACCCAGTACGGGATCCGGGCAGGCCGGGGCTGGTACCAGCCTACGGCTTGCCTTTACTTGCCGTTGCTAGTTGAGAATGACTCGCAATAGCAATAACAGTGAGACTCACGAGACACCGCATGAGACGCCCCATAGGTGCGCCAGCATTTCGTATGGACTCCAATGCAGTCCATATGCAACGCAGCCCGAGGTATGAATGGGCTTTAGACCGCAACTTGAATGGCGAGTTGCTCGAAGTACGTGGTGGCGCGTGCCATGAATGACTTCTCAGCCTGCTCCAGCTCGTCGCGGTTCATGTAGTGCACGTTTGGAGTGCCGCAGCGGCGGGCTAATACAACAGCAGCTCCAGCTAATTCAAGGCCGGTCATGTACTTCAATGAAAGGCTATAAGCGCCGCATTGGTCGATGTATGAATGGCCTGGTGGTAGATGCTCCAGTCCATCTTCGTCTTTTGTGGTTTTGCGGCCTACTGATGTTTTCCAGTCCACAATGTGAAGGCCTGAACCTCTACCTTTCAGGGACAGTAAGGCATCACAAGTACCAGCCCAGCCACCTGGATGGTGTGAGCTGAATTCGCTGGCAAAAATCTCGGTGACGTTCTCGGTGATCCAGTCAGACAAACTGCGGGCGTAACCTGATGCGCTCCAGCCAACCCGGGGGACGTTGGGGCGGACCCTCTTTAATGCCCATTGTGTGATGGGGGCGGGAATACGCGCCAGGCCCTGGTCGTCCCAGTGAATGGAGTTTCGCTTGTTTGCAGTGGAACGTGCCAGCTGCATTGCGGTTTTGAGGAGATACTCGGCCTGTGAATGGGCCATGTTGCCTCGGGTTGCTGCAATGTTGCGCTGACAGCTTGCTTCTACAGGTCCCAGGCGGGCTTCCCAACGCTCCAACCCGGTTTTGTCGCTTGTTTCCTTTAGGATGTGTGTAACACTATGGTAAATGTTGTTATTGATGTCCCGGTAGACCCGGAAGGGGCCTGAATTGTCTTGCTCCAGTCGCCATTTACGCAGTGATGCCAGTGTGTCTTGAGTGTTAGAAGGCATTTGCGTACTATTTCCCTCTTGGATTCTACATCAGGTGTCAACGGGCTAGCAGTTTGTCAAAATACGAGGCTTGGTCCAGTTCAAGGGGGAGTTCAGATTGCCAGTTCGCGGAAAGTGACACTAAATCATCACTAAAAGCTGTTACATCACCAGAGAAAGCCATGTAGGCAGCTTCGAAATCCTGGTCTCCGTTATCGTCCCAGGGCAGATAAGGCAGCGCTACTAGACGTTCATAGGCAGATTCGTAGTCTTCGTCGGTATCAAGGCAGCAGAGTTTGTTGAACTCTTCTTGTGTGATTACTGCCTCTTCAATTACCACTCGGCGACGTACGATGGTCACGAATTGTTTAGTCATCGGTAAAAATACGGGAAGTTGTTTTTTGGGGGACTTACGTGGTGAGTTGTTTACACGTTGCCTTGCGAGCCATCGAGAAGCTTGGTGCCACAACGTGTCTTCGATGAGAACCTTTGTTTTTACGCTCGGGAAGGGCACTCGCCAAGTGCTGTACACCAGTTGGACCGACCAGTGACTTCCCTTACATAGGCAACAACTCTCCGGAGGAGAATTACCGGCTCACTGCCCCCGGATTCAGAACGGGATTTCTTCGAGCCAGCGGTAGGGTTCCAGCTGGTGGATAATCCACTTACACATAAAGTCGTTTTGGGTGCGACAGTCTGTGTAAGAAAGTTTGTAGTGGCCGTAGAGCTTTTTTAGGAAGTCGGTGTATTCAATGGGTAGGTCTACGGATACTCTTTTTGTTGCTTGTTGTGGTTCTGGTTTACTAATAACGGGTGATTTACGTGTAGGTAGTTGGTAAAGGTTGCTGTCGTTTGTTTGGCTTTCGGCGTAGCGGGCTTCGTAGTATTTGAGACTGATGCGCCAGTCGTCAGACCTGGTGGGATCAGGGATGCAAGCCATTTCGACTTCCTCGCCTTCCCTTAATCGTTCCAGTTCGTCTTTAATTAGCGTGGCGAATCGTTGGTCTAGGCGGCATACCGGGATGTATGGCCGGTGGTGCAATGTGTAAAACATTCCACCATTGCTAGTTAGGCGCTCGGTGACTTCGTTGAATACGAGCCACGTGGTGCCTTCGGGAACTGCTGTCATCTGCTGTCTGCTGTCTGTTGTGTGGGTAATGGCGGCCTTACTGGCTGTGCCATGCCGCCAAAATTAACCGGCCTTAAAGGGGTTGCCGCCGGTCAGTAGGCGGGTGATGTCGAAGCCTTCGGATTTGGCCTCAATCCAGGCGGCGTCGATGTGCTCTTGGCTGCCTTTTTTGCGGGGGACGGGGCGGACGGTGTACTCAGTGGTAAGGCCGCTGCCCTTTTTGCTGATTGTGAAGTCCCACTCCAGCAGTTCGGCGTAATCCTCCATCTGGGAGATCTGGTCGATCTCTTTGAGGATGGACTTTTGAGTGATTTGCAGGACTTGAACTTTGCCGGACTCGTAGTTGTAGACCGGGCAGGCGATGGCAAACTTCACGTCTGCTGTTCCGGGGCCGCCGCGTCCTTCGCGGGGCTCGAAGTCGCCCATTTCGGCAACCACGTCTTCATAGGTGGGCTCGAAATCGAAGCGGAAGGGCTTGTTGGTGCCGCTGGCGGCGCCCCAGCACTCGTAAAACTCCAGGGGTTCGTCGGTGAGTAGGGCGAATCGTACAGAGCCGCCATCGGGAAGCTTGGAGAGGGACAGGTAGCCGCCGCCGGTGCTGTTGCTGTTGACGCTTGCGGATGCGTTTTTGGAGAGGAAAGCCATTGATGTAGGTGTTTGGTGTGGTCGGCAGGGGTGCCAACGTCTTACACAGTAACACGGGTTGACGGGTCGCGCTACCGTACAAAAACGCCCCAGCAGCGGCAGCTGTGGGGCGCTAGCGAACCAATCTCGTGTGAGACTCTAACATGTCGCAAAGTAAGACGCAGGATCTGCTGGCTTTTGTGCGCCAGCTGCCTGTTGGGATGGCGTACGCGCCGATTTACGCCAAGGATCAGGCGATCCAGTCCGGGAAAATCTCGAAGGGCAAGACGCCTTTGGAGCGCAGTCACCATCAGGTGATGGCGCCTTCGGATGTGGCGCTTCAGATCGACCGGAAGCCGGATGTGTTCCAGGCGGTGGGCGTCTTTACCGGCGGTCGCAGTATGGGACTCGTGATTCTTGACGTGGATCGCAATCTCAGCCGGCTCAAAAAGAAGTGGGGCGAGTCGCTTGAGGGTGCTCCAGTCGTTACGTCGACCAAGGCCAATGCGGCGAAGTACCTCTTTCGCGTCCCAGAGGCGCTGTGGGGCGAGGTAAAGGGTTTTGGGTTGTCGGATACCGGCGCCGGTTACGAGGTGCTGTGGGGCCGTCAGGGCGTCATCTACGGGGCTTATCCGGGCTCCAGTGATGGGAAGGCTCCAGAAGGTCAGTACGGCTTTGAAGGCGACCTGGAGACGATTCCTGATGCGCCTGAATGGTTGCTGGCGGAAATGCGGGATCACGCCGGTAAGGAGATCCAGGACGGCGGGTTTATTAAGAACCGCAAGGCGCTGGATTTCTCGGATCGGGACCCAGCTGAGGTTGCCGAGATTATTCAGTCCGCGTTGCGGGTGATTCCTGGACAGGGCAGTGGTAGCCGGGATCACTGGGTAAAGGTGGGTATGGCGATCCACTCGGAATTGCCGACTGACCTTGGTTTGACCTTGTGGTCTGCGTGGTCGGCGGAAGATCCAGAGTTTTCAGAAGAGTGGTCTGATGGCAACCCTTGTGAGGAGGTGTGGAAGTCCTTTCGCAAAGGGCCGGTCAGTCTTGGGACGCTTTTTTGGATGGCGGACCAGCAGCTTGCTGGCCGCATGTGGCTTTCGGAGGATCTGCGGAAGGTTGTTGAAAGCGTTGAGGCGGACAACGTCACAAGGTTTAGGCAGGTAACCCTCAGTTATGCCGAGGTGATCAGTCGCGCCAAAGAAATCCAGGAGTTGGATAACCCGGC